CAAAGACACAGACGTACAAGGGACACAGACTAGGAGTAGCAAAGCCAAAGCATTTTGATCTAATGCGTGAATACATGGAAAAGGCATGGGGCTTTGAAATGCAAGAGGGGCAGGAAGCTGATGATGCTATAGGCATAGAAGCATACAAACTAGACCCCAGAGATTACGTTATCTGTTCTATTGATAAAGACCTGAACAACCTTAGAGGATGGCACTACAACTTCCATAAGAATGAAATGTATTATGTCAAGGAAGAAGAAGCTATCAAGAACTTTTATAAGCAGTTGTTGACAGGAGATAGGACAGATAACATCCCAGGTATCAGAGGTATTGGCGATAAGAAGGCTGATAAGATACTTGATGGATTAGAAGAGGAAGAAGACTTATACAGAGCAGTATTGGAAATATATAAATATAATCGTGACTATTTATTAGAACAAGGAAGACTGTTATGGATACGAAGGAAAAAGGAAGAACTCTGGATGCTACCAGAGTAACTTTGGTACATTGGAAAGACGCGGTAGCAGACGCTGGTTGGGACGATAATGTAAAAACAGAGTTACATGATTGTACCAGCATAGGGTTTGTAATTGATGAAACCAAAGATGCTTTGACTCTGGCTAATACTGTATCACAAGACCAGAGTAACTGTAGGATACATATACCTAAGAAGTGGATACAAAAACGAAAGGACATAGAACTTGAAGACAAGCAGCAAAAAAGGCAAAGGAAGAAGCCTACAACAATGGGTCAGAGACTTAATAATAGACAAGTTCAACCTTACGAGTGATGATGTACGGTCTACTATCATGGGTTGTAGCGGTGAAGATATCTTACTTTCACCAGTAGCGAGGCAGAGACTAAATGTTTCTATTGAATGTAAAAGTAGGGCTAGGGTTGCTGTATACGGCTTTTATGAGCAAGCTAAGACTAACTGCCCTGGTGATGCAGAACCAGTTGTTGTGGTTAAACAGAACCGATCTATACCTTTGTGTGTGGTTCGGGCTGAACATTATTTTGAACTATTAAGAAAGGCTAACTCTTGAAACATTTGATCATACCTGATACACAAGTAAAAAGAGGCGTAGACCTTAGTTACTTAGAGTGGATTGGAAAATATATCGTTGACAAGAAACCTGATGTTATCGTACAGATTGGTGATTTTGCTGATATGCCATCACTATCGTCCTATGACGTAGGTAAGAAGTCGTTTGAAGGGAGAAGATACAAAGATGATATTGAAGCAGCCAGAGAAGCTATGGATATATTATTAGAACCTATGAGGGAATATAATGGAAAGTGCAGAAAAGACAAAAAGAAACAATATCGACCTAGAATGGTTCTCACGCTCGGCAACCACGAGCAAAGAATTGAACGAGCAGTCGAAGGAGATTCTAAACTCGACGGCACTCTTGGTACAGATGATCTCAGATACTCAGAAGCTGGTTGGGAGGTGTTTGATTTCCTTGATACTGTTAGTATTGATGGGGTTGTATATTCTCACTACCTTGTAAGCGGTGTCATGGGTAGACCTATTGGTACTGCTTCTGCTATGGTCAACAAGACTCACCAGAGTTGCGTAGTAGGTCACCAGCAAGGAAGACAAGTAGCTTATGGCAAAAGAGCAGATGGTTCTATCATAACTTGTATCATAGCTGGTTCTTGTTATTTACACAATGAAGACTATATGGGAGTACAAGGTAACACTCATTGGCGAGGTATTGTAGTATTACATGATGTACAGGATGGTCAGTTTGATGAGATGTTTGTAAGTTTAAAATATTTAAGGAAGAAGTATGGATAATTTTATTACTAATAATTGTAATGATTCAGACCTTTATGAGAATTACCCCTTTGAAGGGGCTTACACAGGGTTAGAACAAAATTCCTCAGAAAAGGCATACGAAAATCAAAAAAGTAACTTTCGTAAAAACTTGATAAAAAAATCTCATAAACAGGAAGATATGAAGCTAGAAGACAAAGTAAACCATCCGGCACACTACAACAAAGGAACAATAGAAACCTATGATTACATAGTTGATACGCTAGGCGAGTATGAATCTATCAGTTATTGTCAGGGTAACATAATCAAATACATTAGCAGAATGTGGCACAAGGGTAAACCATTAGAAGATGCTGAAAAGGCTGAATGGTATTTGAAAGCTATGATTAAATTATTAAAAGAAACGAAAGGTAGTAATTGGGGGTAATATGGCATTGACAATATATGATATTTGTGATAGACTTAAAAACCTTGACGAGATTTCCTTGTTAGAGGTTTTGGATATATCATCAGAAGAGATCGTTGATAGATTCAATGATAAGATAGAAGACAAAGCAGACGAACTAGAAGAGGAGCTAAGAGATTGAAGACATACAGCCAATTTATAGCAAAGAGCCGGTATGCAAGATACCTGGAAGAAGAGCAGAGAAGAGAAGATTGGAGTGAGTCTGTTCAGAGATATATGGACTTTATGGTAAATCATTTAGAAAGAGAAATAGGTCATGTAGTCGATGAGCCTACTAAGATACGAGTACAAGAAGCAATAGAGAATTTAGATGTTATGCCATCTATGAGAGCTATTATGACTGCTGGTAAGGCACTAGATAGAGATAATACTGCTGGATATAATTGTTCTTATCTTCCTATTGATGATGTCAAAGCCTTTGATGAAGCTATGTATATCTTGCTGTGCGGTACAGGTGTAGGGTTCTCTGTAGAGCATAAGTACGTTGAGAAGCTACCAGAAGTCCCTGAGAAGCTGTTTGAGTCTGAGACTACCATAGCAGTAGCTGACAGCAAAGAAGGCTGGGCTAAGGCTCTGAGACAGCTTATAGCCCTATTGTATAGCGGTGAAGTACCTAAGTATGACTTATCCAAAGTAAGACCAGCAGGAGCTAGGTTAAAAACCTTTGGTGGTAGAGCATCAGGAGCAGAACCATTGAAGCAATTGTTTGAGTTCTGCATCTCTAAGTTTAAACAGGCTGCTGGTAGAAAATTATCATCTATTGATTGCCATGATATCCTGTGTAAGATTGGTGAAGTAGTGGTGGTAGGTGGTGTAAGAAGGTCAGCTATGATATCTCTATCAGACTTAGAAGATGACAAGATGAGAGCCTGTAAGTCTGGTTCATGGTGGCAGTAT